ACCTTGCACCGGTCCCCGTCTGGTACTACAAGGGCCGCCGCATGGACCCGGGGCAGATGTTCCACATCCCGGCGTACACGCTGCCTGGGCAGATCCTGGGACTGTCGCCGATCGCGTACTTCGCGACGACGACGGACACCGGGCTGCTGGCCCAGCAGTTCGGCCGGGACTGGTTCGCGAACGGGTCGACCCCGTCAGCTGTCCTGGAGACCGACCAGGCCATCGACAAGGACGCCGCGGGCATCCTGAAGGCCCGGTTCAAGGAGGCCGCCGAGGGACGCGACGTTGTCGCCCTGGGGCTCGGCACGAAGTACCGGCCCATCTCGGTGCCGGCGAACGAGTCGCAGTTCCTGGAGACCATCAAGGCATCCGCGAACCAGATCGCCGCGATCTACGGTGTGCCGCCGGAGAAGGTCGGCGGGACGACCGGCAACAACCTGACCTACGCCACGGTCGAACAGAACAGCATCGACCTGCTGACGTGGACCCTGCGCCCCTGGCTGACCCGCCTCGAGGAAGCGCTGTCGCAGCTGCGGCCGCCCACCGAAGAGGTCAAGTTCAACGCCGACGCCATGCTGCGGACGGACATGCTGTCCCGCGTTCAGGCGCACGGCATGGCCCTGGACCAGGGCTGGCGCAACCGCGACGAGGTACGCGCCATCGAGGACGAGGCGCCGCTGCCGAACGGGCTGGGGCAGACGTACCTGCCGCTGTCGTCCGCCATGTCGGTCAGCCTCGACCCGGACCAGGCGAATGCCCGGAACGTCGTCGAGATGGTGCAGAAGCTGGGGTCCGGTGTGGGCGTCCTGCTTTCCGCGGACGAGGCACGACAGATCCTCAATCAGGCCGGCGCGAAGCTCACCGGCAGCTACACACCACCACCAGTCACGGAGGAACCATGAACGAGCAGGAGCGCCGGTTCACCCGTGGCCCGGTAGAGGTACGGGCCGCCGGGGAGTCCCGGACGATCGGCGGGTACGCGGCGAAGTTCAACGTTCTGTCCCGCAACCTGGGCGGGTTCGTTGAGCGGATCAACACCGGGTTCTTCGCGAAGTCCGAGGGCGACGGGTGGCCGCGGGCCATGGCCCGCTACAACCACGACAACAACATGCTGCTCGGCACCAGCCGCTCAGGCACGCTGCGGCTGGTCACAGACGACGTGGGCCTCGACTACGCGGTCGACGTGCCTGACACCCGGGCAGACGTGTACGAGCTGGTGCAGCGCGGCGACGTCGCTGAGTCCAGCTTCGCGTTCCGGACCCTGGACGACGACTGGTCGATGACCGAGGACGGGTTCCCTGTGCGGACTCTCCTTGCCGGCCAGCTGGTCGACGTGGCCCCGGTCAACGACCCGGCCTACCTGGACACGTCCACGGGGCTACGGTCCCTGGCAGAGCGTGCAGGGGCCGAACTGGAAGAGGTACGGGCCGCCGCCGAAGCGGGCGACCTGAAGACCTTCCTGACTCCCAAGCCCACCATCATCGATCTCGCGCCGGCGAGCAGGCAGGGCGACCCCCACCTGCTCCTGGCGCTGCGGCAGCGACGCGCCGAGCTGTACCAGCGCCGCACCTTCTGAGGCAGGGCGACACCCACCTCGCAACCCAACCCCATCTGACACCCCGGCCACCGGTCGAGGGTGTCGTCGTCATGCCCTGGAGGGCCACATGACCGAGCTCATCAAGCGGCTGCAGGAACGCCGCGCCAACGTGTGGGAGCAGGCCAAGGCCCTGCTCGACGAGGCGGAGGGCCGGGACAACCCCGGCTTCACCGCCGAGGAGGAGGAGACCTACCAGCGTCTCAACTCCGACCTCGACTCCATCGACGCCCGCGCCAAGGCCATGGCCGAGGGCGAGCAGCGCGCCAAGGACGCCGAGGCGTCGTTCGCCACGCTGATGGCCAAGCCGGAGACCGTGCGGCAGGACCCCCGCAAGGACTCCGAGATGCGCCGCTGGGCGCGCGGAGAGGCTCGCAGCTTCGAGGTCACCCCGCCGGAAGGGGTGGCCTTCCGTGACCTGACCAAGGGCACGGCAACCGCAGGCGGCCACACGGTCCCCACCACGTTCTACGGCCAGCTCATGGCCCACCTGATCGAGGTGTCCGGCATCATGATGGCCGGCCCCAACGTCCTGAACACCACGTCGGGCGAGACCATCGACGTGCCGGTCACCACGGCGTTCTCCACGGCCGCGATCACCCCCGAGGGAACCGCGATCACCGAGTCCGACCCGGCGTTCGCGAAGCGGTCCCTGGGTGCGTACAAGTACGGCGTACTGCTGCAGGCGTCCTCGGAGCTCCTGGCAGACACGGGCGTCAGCCTCGAGGCCTTCCTGTCCGAGCAGGCGGGCAGGGCGCTCGGCAACGCGTTCGGCGTCCACGCCATCACCGGCGACGGATCGAGCAAGCCGACCGGCGTCATGACGACCGCGACGACCGGCAAGACCGGCGGCACCGGTGCGGCAGGCGCGTTCACCGCGGACGACCTGATCGACCTGTACTACAGCGTCATCGCCCCGTACCGGAACAGCACGTCGTGCGGCTGGCTGATGCGCGACGCCACGATGGCGGCGGCCCGCAAGCTCAAGGACCAGCAGGGCCAGTACCTGTGGCAGCCGTCCATCCAGCTCGGTGTCCCGGACACCCTGCTCGGCAAGCCGGTCCACACCGACCCGAACGTCGCCGCGGTCGGCCTGGGCGCGAAGTCCGTCGCGTTCGGCGACTTCTCCCAGTACTGGGTTCGCATGGCCGGCGGCGTCCGCTTCGAGCGGTCCGACGACTACGCGTTCAACAGCGACCTCGTCACCTACCGGGCGATCATCCGGGCCGATGGCCTGCTGGTCGACCAGACCGGTGCGGTCAAGGTCTTCGCGGGCGGCGCGAGCTGATTCCCGTGGGCGGGGCGGCAACCGCCGCCCCGCCTTCCGTTCCTGCAGAAGGAGGCACCTCATGAAGGTGCGCATGAAGGTCACCGTGTCCGGGACCCGCGACGGCGAACCCTGGCCGGAGAAGGGCAAGACCGTGGACCTGCCCGACGCCGAAGCGAGGCAGCTGCTGGCCGGAGGCCTGGCCGAGGAGCCGGACGCCGATGCCGCCGATGCCAGCCCGCAGGTCGAGGAGGCCACGGCCCCGCCGGCGGAGACGGCAACCCTGACCAGCCGCAAGCCTGCCGCAGCCAAGACCGCGAAGTAGAGGGGGGCCGGGCCGTGGGACTGGTGTTGCTGGAGCAGGCAAAGGAACAGCTCGGCCTGCTGTCGAACGAGACGGACACCGAGCTTCAGGAGTACATCGAGTCCCTCACCGCGGTCATCGAACGCCACATCGGCCCGGTCGAGGAACGCGAGTTCACCGAGACGATCGAGGGCCGCAGCTTCAGCATGTGCCTGTCGAACATCCCGGCCCTGTCCCTGGTGTCCATCGAGCCGGCCCTGTCGGACGGTGGCGCCCTGGACCTGTCGACGCTGGTCCTCGACCCCGGCAAGGGAATCGTCTACCGCAAGGGCGGAACGTTCGCCGGAACCCTGTGGTCGGTGAAGTACCGGGCTGGCCGGGCCGAGGTTCCGCACACCGTTCAGCTCGCCGCCCTGCTGCTGCTCCAACACCTGTGGCGCACCAAGTACGGGCCGTCCAAGGGCCGCGGCAACCAGGACGACTTCGACGTCAACGAGCAGATGTATGGCTTCGGCTACGCGGTGCCCAACCGGGTGCTGCATCTGCTGGAGCCGTACAAGCTGCCGCCGGGGGTGGCGTAGATGGAGACCTCGGCAGTACCCGTAGCCATTGACCGGCTCGTCGACCTGCTGAACGGCTCGGCCGACCTGGCTGGTGTCCTCGTTGTCGACGGCCCGCCGGCGGTGAACTTCACCGACCGGGACCGGCTCTACATCGGCCACGTCCCCAGCGGGGAGCAGGTCGTCGACATTCAGCAGTCCTTCGCGTCAGCCGGTGCCCGCTACCGCGACGAGCAATTCGGCATCGCCTGCTACGCCGAAGCGTGGGCCGGTGACACCGACATGCGGCTGCGTCGGCACAGGGTCTTCGCGATCGTCGCCGCCGTGGAGAAGGCGCTGCGTGCCACGGACACCAACCCCACCGCGCCCACTTTGAACGGGGCGGTCCTGTGGTCCGGCCTGACCGTGGGCAGCCTGGCCCAGATCCAGGACAGCGACGGCTGCCTCGCCAGCGTCACGTTCACCGTGTCCTGCCGCGCCCGCATCTGATCACCACCACCCAAGGAGTTACGCCATGGCGCGAGTGCGCTACATCGGCGCCGAGCCGGTCACCGTGCCGGAGCTCGGCAGCAAGACG